AAACGTTGATGTATCCCACAAAGCATTTTGATTGAAATAAGCTATCAATGCGTTACATGTTTCTGGTATAAGTTTATTATGATAAACTTCTATAAAATCACTTCTTTGATTTTTCATTACTTTAACTGTGGATTTACAAAATCATCGTTCCAATTAAATGCTTCTTTAACAACATCTTTACTTAATCCTTTGTAAACTTGATGTAGTCTTTTGTCTTTAGCTGCGATAACAAGTCTAGCTTCTGACTCATGTAATCCCTCTAGCATTTGAATAAACATATTTTCTTTTTTCATTTTAGGTGTAGTGTTATCTGCACCTTCTATAAAGTGATATAGTTTCTTTGCTTCTGTTGCTAGTCTTGTATGATCTGTACCAGCAGGTGCATCGTTGGGCATGAAAGGAACATCACCACTAGGCATTGACCATTTTATCTTAGGGTCAAATGATGATTTAAGTACCATTCTTAAAGATGCATTATTATTTTTTCTTAGAATATCAACTTTTTGTGCTTTTGTTTTTGCTTTATGAACCTTGTCAAGCACTTCAGAAAATAATAGTGTTGCTGAACTATTATCCATAACTTGATTCATATTGTTTTTGATTGGTTCTCTTGACATTAAAAGTCTCCTATTGAATCAGTTAACTCTTTTAATCTATTCTCAATAAAATAAGTTAACAATTTACTTTTGTCGCCATGTTTGGCTTCTTGAAATGTGGTTTTAATATTTGTTGATATTTCATTTGGTATACATTCTAAATCAATGAGAGTTTTATTTCGTTCATAATTACGAATGACATTATCATTGACAATCTTACCATCGAAGTTACCATCTTTCCACGCTTCAATTTTTTTCTTACTTAAAGGTTTTTGTCTCAAACCTTCTACAAACACATCGTCATTCGACAATACATTTGGCACACCATCAGAGGCATCGCCTTTAAGAATATGTACTCGTATATAGTCATTTGGGTCTTCACCATTTACATGTTTTTTTAGTATTGGACTATATTGAGATACGTTTGAATATTTTTGTAGTTGAATAAAATCTTTGTCACCAGATATTATCATAATTTTTTCGTTAGGATATTCCTTTACTAAAGTTGCAATAATATCATCTGCCTCAGCACCATGCACTTCAATATGTTTGTAAGGAAAATTATCTGCAAGTTCTTGTTTAATTTTATTTAAACAATTAAATATAGACTCCCAATCTTTACCATCCTTGTCTCTACTCTTACGTCTGTTTTTTTTGTAGTGAGGAAAATAATCTCTTCGCCAATAGTGTTTACTATCCCATGCCAAAACTATTTCACCATAGTCTTTTACAAACTGAGTACGATACATTCGAACAGAGTTTAAGATCATGTGGCGAACCATATTCTCATCCACCACATCTGTCTTACTCATATTCAATTGCATCATCAAACTAGCAACGCTAATCTGATTCATATCAAGAATAATCATTTATCACCTACCTAATTTTTTACTACGTCCTATTGGTAATTTAACAGCACGAGCAATTTCATTTCCTTTTTTATTTATATACTCTACGTTAATAAATTTATTAACTTTTAAATCTAGTTTAGATTGTATTGATTTTACTGCTCGTTTAAATCCTAAGGCCTCTATTTTTTCGTCAAACCCAGAATCATTATAGAAGTGATATTCTTTATTTTTTGCCATAAATGTCTTTCAATATTTTTTTTAGTGTTTTTATATCTAAGACATTATAATTAATCTCTATCCCTTTGTCAAGGGCAGAATCTATCATTATTTTATCAATAAATTCTTGTAAATCATTATTGTAACCTTTAGAAAGCATTATATAACTTTTTATACTTTCGTTGATAAATTGTAAATACTTTTGAAATACAGGTCTTTGTATATCTACTTTATTATCTGATAATGCTTGAATTAATCTTACACATATTGCTTCTGTTAATTCCTCTGCGAATACAAAGTCTTGAGCTTTCTTTTCTTGCTCTGCCCAATTCTTTTGATTGGTTTTTGCTTTTCTTTTAAGAACATCAGTAAGAGACCAAGGTCCCTTAATGACATTTGATTTAATATCCTCTCTCATTAAATTGTCTTGCTCTTTCTCTTTTCCATTTTCTTATACCTGCTTCTTTTCTTAATCTTTTTTTCTCTGACGGTTTTTGGAAATACTGTCTATCTTTATATTCTTGTAAATGACCAGACTCTTTAACTATTCTTTTAAATCGCCTTAATGCTTTCATTAAGTCTTCTGGTTTATCACCACGTACAGTTACCATAAGACCTTCATCTTTAGGGAATTTTTTAAATTCTTTTTTCTTTTTTACTCCACCAAAGTTATTAAAGTTCTTAAATTGTTTTCGTGGTTTGTTTTGTTCTTGTCTCATTTAGTACCTTCCATGTTTTTTTTAAGTTCAGAGTTAGCTGCATTAAAAGCATTTATCATAAATTCATTTAATGCTTTATCTAATTTATCAGTTTTGATCGTAACATTATTGTCAAACTCTTTATCCATAACAATAATTTTTTGTTGCATTTCTGCCATAGAGTCTTCTATGTCAATTAATTTTTTACATATTAGTGTACCACTAACTGCAATAATAATTAGTAGTGTAGTAATTATACCAATTAAAAAGTTTCTCATTATTTCCACCATTCGTTTTCCATGTTAATAGCAACATCAACATCTGAGTCTTCTTTTGTAGTTACTTCTTTTATTTGATCGAAATAACACCAATTAGAACCACCGAATGTTACTGCACCAGTATATCCTAGATCAGTATCATATTCTTTTGCACTTAAAGATGTATCATCCTCAGCTGCAATGTCCTCTTTTCTAACTGCGATACCAATATTAATTAGTTCGCCTACTCTACCTCTGTTGTCTGTAATTATATCACCTAACTTAATTTGCATTATAACCTCCCATTAGTTGATTGTCAATTAAATTTTTACTAATAACTGCATATAAACTCTTTTGTTTTAGACCAGTAAAAAATTCTTTCTTTGCAAAAGCAATTCTTTCCTCTAATATTCTCAAAGATTTATTCAGTTCTTTTTTTGTTTTTATATCTATATTCATAATAACCTCTCTTACTCTTATAATGTAACAGGTTCTAGTGGTATTGTCAACCATTAAAAAACCCTTATTTTACTGCATTTTAGGGGGGTATCTTACTATGGAAAGGGGTCGAAATACCCGCTCAGCACTCGCTAAGCGAGACAATTTTTGATGATTCGTTGATTATAGACCTAATCTACGTCTTTTGTGTTTATTTAAGGATGATTTGTGATATCTTTTCTTTTTTCCACCGATAGTTGTTTTCTTACCTGCCGGTTTCTCATATGCTACTGCGTTTCCGTATAATCCTCTTGCCATAAACCTATTTATACAGGTTTGTAGATAGTAATCAGTTCTTCTTTTCCTTTGACCTTTATCTTATCTACTTCTACTGATTTAATGTTCTCTAATTGTTCTTTTGTATATGATGAATATAATGTAGGTGTTACTTTACCATTCTTATCTTTGTAGTTCCTAGTCTGTGCCTCTAGTCTTGCGGCCAGATTAACTGCATCCCCAATAACAGAATAGTCTAGTCTCATCTCACTACCCATATTTCCAACTATACAAGTACCAGTATTGACACCAGAACCTATATTGATATCTGGTAATCCTTTTTCCTTAAACTCTTTCTTAATTCTATCTGTCTCTTCAGCACATTCGATAGATGTCTTGACTGCCATCTCTGCGTGATTAGGACAATCCAATGGTGCGTTCCAAAATGCCATAATACAATCACCCATGTATTTGTCTATCGTTCCACCATTCTTTAATACTATCTTACTCATACGATTTAGATAATCGTTAATTACATTAACCAATCCCTCTGGGTCATCATTATTTTTATAGTATTCTGATATTGGTGTGAAACCTACAATGTCCATAAACAAGAAACTCATCTCTTTTCTTTCACCACCAAGTTTTAATTTACTAGGGTCTTTAACTAATATTGCTACTTGTCTAGGGTCTAGATACTTCTCAAACTGTTTTCTTATTTGTTGTTTTAATCTAAACTCTAATATAAATCTTAAAAACGTTCCATGAAAAGCAACTATCAAAAATGTTAATAACATCCATGTAACATCTACTAACAATAAATTTTGTTTAAAAAATAAATTAGCATATACAGGTAGTGAAATACAATTAAATATTATTGCCATTGCAATCACCCAATATGGTGAATATCTAACTATAAAAATTATAGCAATACCTAATACAAATGCTATTATTAATTCAACAAGTGAATCATATCTTACAATAGTTTCACCATCTAAAACTGTCTGTAAAGTATTTGCTGATATAACATAATCGTATTTTTCACCAGTTGGTGTTGCAATCACACCACCTAATCCCTCTGCTGTCATGGCAATGATTACTGTCGTTCCAGCTGCATCTGAAAAATCATCACTAGCTGCTGATATAGTTTTAAATTCTTTGTTCCACCTTACCCATATTCTTGCGTTTGCATCTGTTTTGATTGTATCATAACCAGGCACTCTCAT